GTAAGTCCGGGTTTTGCTCGGTGAGTCAGGGTTACTTGGGGCGTGAATGGTAAGGCAGTCGTGGTAACGCACAGCTTGGTGTTGTTGGTTCTGGTGCTGTAAGGCAGTTTAGGCACAGCGGGGCAGTGTTCGTTCCGGTCTGGATAGGTTCGTTATAGTAAGGCAGTTATGGAAAGGTTTGTCTAGGAGAGGTCCGTTTCGTTTTTGTAAGGCAGTTGTGGTGGCGCAACGTGTGTCCAGGTTCTGTGGGGTAAGTTACGTTTTTGTAAGGCAGTTCCGGTTGGTCCAGGCGGCGCAAGGTCCGTGTCCGGTCAGGTAAGGCAGTTGTGGCTAGAATGGCTGCGCATGTTGCCGTGACGTGTCGTCCGTTAAGGTTTGTTACGGCAAGTATAATATATTAATCCGTGGAGGTAATTATGGGATTAGATCAATATGGTGGTTGGCTCGAACCAAAAAAAGAGCCTAAAGATAATGTTGTTGACCTTTTTGAAGAAAAAGACAACAGCAATCAATGTTTCGACTGGCGCAAACATGCCAGGCTACAAGAATTTATGCGTAACTTATATTATTCAAAACAGGATAAGCTACCTGATCTTGGTGTAATGGGTTGCGAGTTTAATTGCACAAAAGTATTTCTTAATAAAGAAGATGTGCTTAATTTACAAGAAGCAATACAAAACGACAACTTGCCTTTTTGTTCTGACGGTTTCTTTTGGGGACAACAGTTCCAAGAAGAATCTATGAAAGAGTACAAAGAGCAAGACTTACAGTTTTGTGAAGAGGCACTTAAATGGCTCGAAGAAGGCAAACAAGTGTACTACGAGTGTTGGTATTAAAATATAGGAGGTTATATGCATTCAATCAATCCAATCAAACTAAAAGACGAACTCAAAGACTGCATCAATGCGGGCTACCCAGCAATGATCTGGGGTGGTCCGGGTATTGGTAAGTCTGAGATACCCGAACAGGTTGCACAAGAGCTAGGAGTCCCACTCATTGACTTTCGTGCTAACCTGTTCGATCCTGTTGATGTACGTGGCGTGCCCTACATCAAGCAACTAAAAGAAACTGGTAAAAGATTTACATCTTGGGCTGTGCCTGATGTGTTTCCAATCGAGCAACGAGATGGCCCACGCGGCATCTTGTTTATCGACGAGTTGCCAACTGCACCGCCAGCAACACAAAACGCATTCTTGCAGTTGTTGCTGACTAAACAAATCGGTGAGTACAAATTGCCACCAGGATGGCAGATTGTATGTGCGGGCAACAGATTGACTGACGCAGCAGCTGTTTATCAGATGCCAAGTCCAGTCAGAAACAGGCTTGCACACTATGAACTTGAACCGTCGCTCGATGACTGGGTACAGTGGGCCTATCAAAACAATCTAGATACAGATGTTATCTCGTTTATTCAATACAGACCTAACTTGCTATCTAACTTCAATGCAGATGAGTATGCATTTCCAACACCACGTGCTTGGTCAATGGTCAGCAAAAAAATGTCGCGAGCCAACTCAGATCCTGAACGTTTATTCTTTGGTGTGTCATCTCTAGTTGGCGATGGTCCAGCTGGTGAGTTTGTTGCATTCAAAGAGATTGCATCCAAGCTACCAGATATTGATCAGTTGATCAAAGACCCATCTACGTACAAAAAAGATGACAATCCAGCTCTATTGTATGCTCTATCTACTGCTGTGGCAGCTAGAGCAGAAGATGATCTTATGGAAAACATTATGAAGCTAAACAAAAAGATACCTGTTGAGTTTCAAGTTGTCCTAGTCAAAGGTTGTCTTGCCAAAAACAGAGAACTCAAATCACACAACGATGTGCGTAAGTGGATCGTTGACAATGCTAATGTTGTTTTATAGGAGGTTATATGAAAACAGTTAGATTATCAGAAAGACTCAAAGAAGATATTCTTGAGGCTGCTGAAAAGAAAATCAAAAATACCACACCAGACAAGGACTATCCTATTGATGGATACAAAGTTCTTGATGAACATGGTGTTATTGACAAAGTTAATCGTACCCAACAAACATTTAAAAACATTTGGGGTTATCAAATGAAGGTAGACGAGATTGATCAAGTTCAAATTGAATCTGAAATATCAACTATTGATGAAGATGGAGACGAGGACAAACAAACAAAAACTTACAGATTATCTTGTAGTCCTATTGATGTGCCTAATTTCATGTCTGACTATGGTACTTTTAGACTCAAAGTGCCACCAACAGATCCTACATTTGTGGAATGTATTACAGTAGAAAAATACAACTCTGACTTAAGACGTAAACTTTACGACAGAAAAGCTAAACTTGAAGAAGTTATGTCACGATTTTCTACCTTAAATCAGTTACTTAAGGCTGCTCCGTACATGAAAGACTTGGTCCCACAAGAAAAACTTACAAAAATGTATGAGAAAGATGACCGTACAGCTAGACGTCAAGAGCTTGCAGAAGTTGCAGAAAACGAACTGCAAGACTTACGTGAAACATTGCTTGAAGATGCATTACTTGGAGATGACTAATGAATCAACTATTTGTAAAAGCTAGATCCCGTCTTGTGCTAGACAACCCATTCTTTGGTACTTTGTGTCTTAGACAAAAACCTACTGAGTGGGAAGAACCAACTGGTGCAGTAGACGGCAAACATTTGTTTTACAATCTAAAATGGTTTGAAAGTCTTACAGAGCTAGAACGTGTGGGCTTTCTAGCGCACGAAGTTATGCACCTTGTTCTTATGCATCACACACGTAGACAAGAACGTAATCCACACAAATGGAACGTAGCTGCTGATTATGCAATCAACAATCATTTACTTGCAGAAGGTTTTATTCTGCCAAAAGGCGGACTTGTAGATGATCAGTACATCGGCATGTCTACCGAACAAATCTACAATCTTCTACCGGAACCTCCTTCGGGCTGGGACTCAGAATTTTGTGATACCGGTGGATGTGGCGGTGTACTGGACGCTGCAGGTGCAGACGGTACGCAAGCTACGCAAAGCGCTATCGAAGCAGAGCTACAAGTTGCAATCAACCAAGCTGCAGAAGCAGCTAAAGCTCAAGGTAAATTGTCCGCAAACATGGAGTCTATTGTTTCTGATATCACAGAACCAAAAATAGATTGGAAGAATGTGCTAGCAAGGTTTCTACGTGCTAACAACAAGTCCGATTTCACATGGGCTAGACCAAACAGAAGATTTATTGCATCTGGTATGTATTTGCCATCTCTTCACAATCCATGTTTAGAAGAGATTGCAATCGCTGTAGATACTTCAGGTTCTATATCAGATGATGAACTGACACAGTTCACCACAGAAACTTCGTACATACTGCATGAGCTCAATCCTGAACGTGTGCAGTTTGTACAATGTGACGCAGAAGTAAATGATGTCACTGAATATACTCGTGAATCATTACCTCTCAAAGTTACATACAAAGGTCGAGGCGGTACTAGTTTCGCGCCAGTCATTGACTACATCAACGAGCATCATCCTAATGTTGCTGCTCTTGTATACTTGACTGATCTTGAAGCTTGCCAAGACGACTTCGGTGACAAACCACATTACCCAGTGCTTTGGGTAACTACACAAGCAGAGGAGGCTCCTTATGGAGAAGTTATCAAAATGTAAACAATACGTTCAAGAGTTTGGCGTGTCTGTGTTGACCGGCACAGCTATATTGTTTTTGTTGTTCGGTCTTGCAACTAGTATTCATTACTCGTTGATTCTATTTGGTGTCGGGGTTGGCCTCGGCTGTATATTTTATTTACTATGGAGATTAATATGGGAAATATTGTTGGTACAGTAACCACAGCTATGTGGATACTAATCGAACTTATTCAATTTGCATACATGGCCTATCTAATGTGGCTAAGGAGGAACGATGTTACTAGTAGGCATACTGTCCGCGCTAGGACTGCTTTTGCTGGCGCTTAAAGCTGGCGGGCGTAAAACAATTGGTCACGATATTTTTGTTGACGTATTGATTACTGTTACATTGATGGTTTGCTTCTATGGCACATTCAGTGGCATGGCTGCTGCTATGGTTGGTGGTCTTTGTGCTTCTATTGTTTTGTTTGTTATGAAGAAAACAATGGTGCATGAAAAACTAAAGGTTACTAAAGTAAACAAAACTGTTATGACTAAACCTTTTACTGTCAAAGTTCCAACTGTTAAAACTGGTTGGCAAAGAGTAGAACCAACTTGGAGAAGGTAATGAGTATAAATAAAGAAGAACAAGCGCATTACAAACTATATAGTGACTTAGATGAAATAAGTGCAAATGCCTTAGAATGTCTAAGTCCTGTGCATGTTATAGCATCTGGCATAGATTACTATTTAACCCAAGCATACAAATCCGCTCCTTCGCCAGAGCAAGCGGAAGTGCTTATTGATGCATCTGTAAAAAGAGCAAAGGAGGAAAACAATGGCTAGTGTACAAATGTCACAAAGACTACGAGATGATATAGCTAACGCATATGAAAAACAATTACATCTTGCATATAGAAAAGAACACAATGTGCAACCTGCTGTAGATTATGTTATGTCTACTATACAAGATGATGAGTTTAATGTTCTTATGGCAACAGCTGAACAGTATGAAAATCTTTCACAAAAACTAGATCAAAAATATGGAGATCCAAGCAGACGTGGCTATTACAATAGTACTTTAGGTTTTTCTGTAGAAAGAAATTTAATTAAACAAGTAGATAGCATAGCTGTTATATGTAATCCAAATAGACCAAAAGAAGATAACATGACTATTCTTTTTGATTGGTCGACTGCTTATCAAGAAACTATTGGTGCAGGCAACAAACCGGAAAAATACCCACCTAGTGATAACTGGGTTGAAGGAGATGTGCCTGTGCGTATAGAAAAATTACAATCTTTTATGTCACCTGTAGTAACACATCTTGAACTTAACAGAGGATGGGGTCAACAAAAATTTTATGCTCCATTTGCTACTTGTGCATACGTTATTACTGAACCTACAATTTGTGAACAACTTATGCCTATAGGTCAAATAGAAGACCAAGCAGCAAAAGATCTACAAACTTTCAAAGAGTATATTGCAAAGATAACTACTCTTAAAAAGTTTCTTGATGAGTGGCCTGGTGGTAAAGATTTGGTGCCAGAAGAAGACATACAACGTATGACTAAAAAGGTTGTAAGAAAAGCACCTGAAAAGAATACACCAGAAAAAATTATACCAGATGTTTTGAAAGAACAGATGAATGAGGTAATATTAACTAATAAACTATTGGGGGACGACTAATGGAATTAGTAAATGAAACACAATGGCAATACAATTCAGAATTTTCATATGAAGCTAATATGGCTAATTGGATTGATGCCGTTCATTTTGAACGTAAAAGATATCAAGAAACTCAATTAACGCATGAGCAAGCGGTAATGAAGTTCAAAGAATTATACCCGAGGAGCGAATATGGGCAGACTTAAAGCAGCAATGATGGACATAGGTGAAGAAGCCATGACTCATGGCGTTGAGCCTACTGCCAGCAAGTATGCTATGTCTACAGATGATGTCCAAATGTGTATTATGTTTGCATGTGCTTACGATGGCACTTGGACAGACTTTGTACGAGAACACCCAGACTTTGATCCGCGCAACGGTGTAAACATTCATTAAATTTAACTCCCTTGAGGAAGAGCCTTCCGATGTTGGCAGAGCACGTGCGGAACGCGATAGAGACGTAGACCGGCCATCGCGCGATGAGAAGGAGATAGGGAGTTAATCCAAACGTAGGTAAGGATGTTATAACTGTCGGACGACTTTCTGGCGAGAAAGAGTAAGATAGGCCACGTTATAGCTACCCTTACCGCCTTTGAACATGCCAAGGAGTGGCATTAGTATAGCCCAAGATTCGGTGTTCCGGCTTGGGCTATGCGTCTTTAACTTAAGATACGTATATCCAAAGTTCAAGTGTACCAGTTGCAACGTCTGAACCTGGAGCTACTTGGCATGTGATATCAATCGTATCATCTGCTGTATACTCTTTAGGTACAACGTTTGCATCAGTTTCATCACCAACACCGGTTTGTCCACATGTTGAACCATCGATGTAGTAATCTGCATCAGTACCGTCGCCAACATCCCATACAAGAGCTGTGCCACCATCTAGATCACTAGACTTTAGGAATACTCCATGGACTGTTTCGCCAGCAAAAACATCTACCATTTGGTAAACATCATTTGCATTAGGTGCTGCGCTTATTGTGATTTTTCCCTTTCTTACACCCATATTTCCACTTGGAAAAGGTTTGAAAGCTTGGTTACCACTGACCATATCGCTTGTAAATGTTGCCATTTTTTCACCTTTAGTTGTTATGTCACCCAAAATTAGGTAACATCTATAGTCATAAAGACAAGAATGAATTTTGTCAAGTTTAATTAACGGAGTAATTAAATGCCCCCAAAACATGTTTGGGTTAAAAGAAACCCTATACATCCATATACATACAATAATCCCAATGATTTACCATACATACAATGGAAGTATGTAAAGCTTTCTGTTGCATACAATATGTATACCAGTAAACAAATTGGTTGGGAACGTGCAAAAAAACACGAGTACGAAAACTGGTGTATAAAAATGCAAAAGTTCAAGGAGGAACTATGAAAAAGAAAAAACAAAAGATTATTATTTATCACGAAATGTTTATACCGTGGATATTTGAAGACTATGACCAGTCTGATATGTTTGACGCATGGGCTGCTGGAGAAGACATGCTAGATTTTGCAATAGGTATAGCAGGTTTAATACCAATACAACATATTAAAAATTGGGATGATATAAAAGGTGAATTTAATACTGAACCATATGTAAATTTTCATTCAGATTTAGACCCTAAGTATGGTAATTTTAATTCTTGGTCTGAATATTATGAAGATGACGGATATATAGAAGGTTTTGGAGCAATACCTGATACCTTAGAAGTAGAGTGGGATTATACACCTTTGGAAGATATTCCTTATAAGTAATCGAGGAACTGTAATGCAAAAAATTTATTTAGATTTCGAAACTTACTACGATGTGCAAGTAACTCTTAGTAAGATGTCAACAGTTCAATACATTAACCACCCTGATTTCAAAGTTTGGGGCGTAGGAATAAAGGTTGAAGATAATGAAACCGAGTGGTACTCAGAAGATGAGACCCCCTCCGTTTTGGAACAAATCGATTGGGCTAATACTGCCGTCGTTTGCCATAATACATTATTTGACGCTTACATTCTTACACAATACTTCGGGTACAAACCTGCGTTTTATTACGACACTGCGGCCATGAGCCGAGGTTTGTATCCGAATTTGTCTGCTCGACTAAAAGATTGCGTCGTGCGTGAATTTCCATCAGATCTTTCTAAACGTAAAGGAGAAGAACTGGTAAACGCCAAAGGTGTACGTGATTTAGATCCTGAACTTGACGCACAAATCGGCAGTTACTGTATCCAGGACGTTGACCTGACGTACGATCTCTTTCAAAGTTATATTCGTAATTATCCGGACAAAGAGATCCGCATCATTGATTTGACTGTACGAATGTTTGTAGAACCAAAACTTATATTAGACCGTGGACTACTAACAACTTACAAAGATGATATAGCCACTCGCACAAAAAAAGCCATCGAGCTGTCAGGTTGTACGAGAGAAGTTCTTGCTTCACAAGTCAAGTTTAAAGAACATCTTGAATCATTAGATATTGTAGTGCCTACAAAGAAAAGTCCAACTACAGGCCAACAAATACCTGCGTTCGGTAAAAACGACAGTGCTTACATACAAATGTGTAACATGTATCCAGAACATTCAAACATTTGGGAAGCCCGTGAGCTGGTAAAATCACGTATAGAAGAAACCAGAGCGCAACGATTTATTGACTCTACCAACCCTGATGGTACGTTCAGCGTACCGCTGCGTTACTATGCCGCACATACAGGTCGTTTTGGTGGCTCGGACAAAATCAACCTGCAGAACCTGCCAAGAGGCTCAACACTTAGACGTGCAATCATGGCCCCTGAAGGACAACGATTGTACATAGCTGACTTATCTAATATCGAAGCACGTATGCTAGCCTGGCTGGCTAAAGAGCACGAACTCGTGCAGGCTTTTGCCACAGGTCGTGATGTATATTGTGAATTTGCTTCACAGATATATGGTCGCACAATTACTAAAGATGACAAGCTAGAAAGATATGTAGGTAAAACAGCTATACTCGGTCTGGGGTACGGAATGGGGGCCGATAAGTTTAAGCTAACGCTCAAAACTGGCTCCCCCTCCGTTGAAATATCTGATTCTGTAGCACAAAATATTGTTATGCAATATCGAGGTATGTATCCAAACATACCAAGATTATGGTCAGGCATGAAAGACGCACTTTTTCAGATGGTAAACCCACGCGGTGTAGGCCTAAGGTACGGACCCCTTACCATCAACCGAAAAGCTCTTTTACTACCAAACAATATGTCTCTTAGTTATCCAGACTTACGATACCAAGGTGGAGAGTTTGTGTACGATACCAGCAAGGGCACATACATACGTACGCATGGGCCTCGAGTTACGGAGAATGTTGTTCAAGCCCTTGCTCGTATTGTTATTACTGACCAGATGTTGGACATACAATCGTTGCCACAAGTAGACATTGTCTTACAGGTGCATGATGAAATTATAGCTATTGGTTCAAAGCTAGAAGCAGATGATACAATGAATCAGATTATTGACATTATGCGTACCCCACCTGAATGGTGTGACGATTTACCGCTCGATGCTGAAGGGGGAGTGAGTAAAATATATGACAAATAAAAATTTAATACTTACTAGAAAGAAAGCCGAACGTGTAGTTGTTCATGTCCAGGGAAAGAAAATATGTACGATAACTGTTACAGATATTTCTCAAAAATCTTGTAAATTAGGTTTCGAAGCAGATAAGTCTGTACGTATAGATAGAGAGGAAGTATACTTAGATAAGGAGATTTAATTATGGAAGTTGTGTTCTTAAAAGCTAAAAAACCTTTGGCTAAAGAAATATCAGAAGAAGGCATAAAACCATACCCACTTACTAAAAACTTTACTTCAGAACATTTTGATATTTCTACAGACCAAAAAGGTTTAAATAAATTATATAAATTACTTACAGACCAAGCCGCAAGCGGAGCTTGTTTGCACAAAGGTTCTCTTAAACGTCCAATTAAAGATGAATCAAGAGCCTTTATGTCAGAACGTGCAAAGACAACGGAAATGTTGGTATTAGATGTAGACGGATTACATACATCTAATCCAGGTGATCTTCAAGCACTTGCCGAAAAGATTGTATTACAATTACCTGAAGCTTTTCATAACGTATCGTATATAGCTCAAGCTTCAGCTTCATTAGGATTTAAAAAGAATACTGTTTCTTTACATTTGTTTTTTCTTTTAGACATGCCCGTACATCCAAAAACCCTGAAGGACTTTATACGCATGATAAATTACAACAGTGATTTTCTTGCAGAACAAATAACATTATCAGCAAATGGTCAAAGTCTTTCGTACATACTTGACCCTTCAGTTGCAGATAATAGTAAATTAATTTATATTGCACCACCAAAGTTTGTTGGTGTAGAAGACCCCTACCCAGATAATAGATTCATCAAGGTTGACCGTGGTTCGCCAACCCTCGAGATCTCCTCTACTTTAATTGGCGTCAATCCAGAAAAAGTGCACGCTTTAGGATTACAAATTAAAGATAATCTAAGGAAGAAAAACAACCTTCCAAAGAGAGTAGGCAAAGTAACTACGGTCAACGTTGCTGGTGAAGCGCACGAAGTACTACAAAACCCAGACAAAATGACCATCCAGATCTCTCGTGTGTACGAACCTTTTGTCAACTGTAATGTAAATGGAGGCGATAGCGGAGGTTATTACTTTGTACTTACTAACCCACATTACATGTATAACTTCAAAGGAGAACCCATTTGGGAAATAGAAAAAGCAGACCCAGATTTTTATAGAAGTATATTTGAAATATTTGCAGATAAAATAGATACAGAATCTAAAAAGAAACCAATAGTCTTACGAGACTTTTTTACAGATACATATTACAACGGAGTGTATGATGAAACAAAACAACAATTTGACGACAGCTACCCACTTACGCCCACAGGCAAAAGTAGTATTAACGATTTTCTTAAGTCTCATGGTCGCCCTACCATGGATTTTGTTCCAGATGCTCGTGTCGTATTTGATCCTAGTAGTGACAAAGGTGTTGACTTGGAGACCGTTCCATATTCAGTAAATTTATTTAGACGTACACCCTATATGCTGCGTGCAGAAGAAAACGTAAAAGAATTATCGTACGGTGAAGCCATTCAGATGGCAAAGATTGCACCTAATTTTTACAAACTAGTCATGCACGCGCTTGGTAATGGCAAACCAGAATTTGAACATTTTATAAATTGGCTTGCGTACATTTACCAGCATAAAAAGAAAACAATGACTGCGTGGATATTTACTGGCATACCAGGTACTGGTAAAGGTTTATTTATTCATAAAATACTAAAACCTTTATTTGGTGAACAACAAACACCCATGAGAGCTTTAGAAAACATAGAAGAACAATTTAACTTATATATGAGAACAGCATTGTTTCTTGTAGTTGATGAGTTTCGTATGGCTGATTCAGGATCTGTAGGACGTATGGCCGACAAATTAAAACACCAAATTACAGAACCTAATCTTACTATAAGAGCAATGCGTACAAACCAAATTGAGCTGCCATCTTTTACAAACTTTATCTTTCTTACTAACAGAGCAGATGCGGTTAAGATTGAAGACAGTGACAGAAGATACAACGTAGCGCCACGACAAGAACAAAAAATAGAAAACGTACATCCAGATCTCCTGGAAAACTTGTCCGTGTTAGAACCAGAATTATATATAGTTGCTGGTGTACTACAGAAATTTGTAGTAAATGAACGTATGGCTCACACAGCATTAGAAAACGATGCGAAAAAAGAAATGAAAGAAGTATCTATGTCTATTCTTGAAGAATTTGCAAATGCAATACGTACACGTAACCTTGAGTACTTTACGGACGTGTTAGATATACCGCTTGCAAATACATTTGACGCAGGTGGTATTAGTACAGCACAAAGATATTTAAAAGACTGGTTAGCTAGCGCAGGTCAAGAACAAGTCATACCATTAGCTCATTTTAAAGTAGTGTATGACGTTCTTACTGACAGTCGTAATACTTTGTCTCAACGTGAGTTTTCGAAACGTATGTCCAGGCTAAACATTAAAACTGCACGTAAACGTATAAGTAAAGATCGTGCAGCCGGCATACCCCGTGGGGTTGTGTTGACATGGAAAATAGATAATAATGTATTGCAACAGTTAATAAAAGAACACTTTGACGAACGGGATTTAAATTTATTAGATAATGGACAATCTAACGCAACCCAATCGTCCAGACCTAATAGCAACAGTTGAGGTCACGGAGGATTTAGAACTGGGGCTAGTACCCGCATGGTCATACTCCGCTTTAAAAACATTTGAATCTTGCGCTTATCGCACTTATATATCTAAAGTAAAACGCGTACAAGAAGACTATGGTCCAGCTGCTGAGCGTGGCACACGAATACACGATGAAGCAGAACGTTACGTACGTAGCGAAATGTCTGAGCTACCAGAGTCACTCAAAAAATTTTCACAAAAATTTTCAGAGCTAAAACAACTTTTTGCAGATGGAAAAGTCCAAACTGAAGGAGAATGGGGGTTTACCACTTCTTGGGAACCGACAGGTTGGATTTCTCCTGACACTTGGGCTCGTGTAAAATTAGATGCACTTGTATGTGAAACTGACACGTCAGCTAGAGTTATAGATTACAAAACAGGTAAACAGTTTGGTAATGAAATTGCGCACAGTCAACAAGCACTTATCTATGCTATAGGTACATTCTTTATGTTTCCTGATTTAGAAATAGTAAACACAGAACTATGGTATTTAGACCATGGCACTACTATGGAGCAAACTTATACGCGAGATGAAGCTATGATCTTTATGCCCAAACTGCATGAGCGAGCAGTAGCTATGACTACAGCTACTAAGTTTCCACCAAATCCTTCTACTTACAATTGTAGGTGGTGTTCATTTGGTAAAGGACCAGAACCCCATTGTGAATGGGGAATATATTAGTTATAATAAATAAGTTGTACTCACCCAACTAACACAGAGTACTACGGAGAATGAAAGATGAACGATGTTACAACCATCCCTGCGCCTTATGCGCACCAAAAAACAACTACAGATTTTATAACCAACACTAAAACGTGTTTGATTACTTCAGATCCTGGCACTGGTAAAACACGCGCAGTGTTGGACGCTCATGCTATACTTGGAGGCAAGACATTAGTCTTAGCACCACTTTCAATATTGGAAGCGGCATGGGGAGAGGACATATACAAGTTCCAACCCGAAATAAAATATGGAGTAGCTTATGCAAAAAACCGTAAACAAGTATTTGAAGATGATGAAAATGAAATGGTCATCACTAATTTCGAAGCTGTTAACTTTCTATCTAAAAATACACACTACTGTGAGCAATTCGATACAATCGTTATTGACGAGTTTACCGCTTTTAAAAATCGGGAAGCCAAACGCAGTAAAAATCTCAAAAAAATTATCTCATATTTTACTAATAGGATTGCCATGTCTGGTACTCCTAATAGTAATACTATTCTAGATATCTGGCACCCAGCGCTTCTCATCGATGATGGGAAGCGACTAGGTACTAGGTTCTATGCTTTTAGACACCAAGTTTGTACGCCAAAGTTCAATGGCTTTGCTAATGAATGGATAGACAAACCAGGCATAGAAGAAGCAGTAGCAGATAAACTTTCTGATATATCTATACGTTTTGCATTGTCCGATTGCATAGATCTACCAGATAATATTGTACGTACAGTTAATACAAAACTAACACCAAACATACAAAAACAATATAAAACACTAGCTGATGAGTCAGTCTTATATACTAAGTCTGGCACAGTAAACGCTGTAAATGCAGCCGCCCGTGTCAAGAAGTTACTCCAGCTTGTTACGGGCGCAGTGTACGATGAAGATGGTGTGGTCCAATTTGTACACCAAGAAAGATACGACATAGTTATGACACTCGTAAACCAACGTGCGCACAGCTTGGTAGCATTCAATTGGAAACACGAGCGTGATGCATTGGTAGAGTTGGCCAACAAAGAAGGTATTACATATGATGTTATTGATGGCACTGTACCTGCTGAACGTAGAAAAGATATAGTCGCTAGATATCAGGCTGGACAAATTAAAGTTCTATTTTGTCACCCACAATCTGCATCGCACGGCCTTACTCTTACACGTGCAAGCACTGTAATCTGGTGTTCACCAACATACAACGCTGAGCACTACCAACAATTCAATCAGCGTATATACAGAGCAGGTCAAACACAAAAGACTGAAACAATACTTATTCAAGCCAGAGGCACTTGGGAACCTGAGGTATACAAAAAACTCAATACCAAGTTAGGTCGTATGGAAAACTTATTACATATTCTTAAGGAGATATCATGAAAAAATTAAATGATTTATTATCAGAAGTAACTAAAGTAAGAACAGAAATAAAATCTGTACAAGCTGAAGAAAAACTTCTTAAAACACAACAACGCGAGTTAGAAAGTCAAATATCTATTAGAATGCAAGAGCAAGGGCTCGATAAAATTTCTAATGATGTTTGTACAATCTCACTTAAAAATGAGATTGTGCCCACTGTAGAAGATTGGGACGCGTTACATCAACACATTATTGATACAAATCAATTTGAGTTGTTGCAAAAACGTATGTCTGCAACCGCCTACAGAGAACTGATAACTTCTGGTATGGATGTGCCAGGTGTTAAAAGTACGGAGCTGACTAGAGTTAACTTTAGATCAGCATAATTATAATTAGATGAAAAAAGGAGAACGTTCGATGTCTAATGATATAAGTATAGTAACAAGTGAGATGCCTGCTCACGTTAAACAAGGCAACAATCTGGGTAATGAAAACATTAACTCAGAACATTTGTCTACTCCACGTTTGAAACAGCTACAGCAGTTATCAAACGAAGTAGATGAAAACCACAGTGAATATATAGAAGGAGCCAAAGTTGGTGACTTTATAAACACTGTAACCAAAGAAAGCTACGGTAAAGAACTTTACGTAGTCAACGTACACTTCAGAGAAGAGTATGTTGTATGGGTAAAAAGAGAAAAAGGTGGTGGCTTAGTAGGTACATTCCCTACACAAGCAGAAGCTATTAAGTATCTTGAAGACGGTGGTAACAAGGTCGAAGACCATGAAATCACACAGACTCAAACTCATACTTTGTTAAAAATAGATGAAGCAACAGGAGAAGTATCAGAAATACCTTTCTTGTTTGACTGTTCTTCTTCTAAGCTTAGAGTATCTAGAGAATGGAATACTCAAATAATGAAGCTTGGTGGAGACAGATTTGCTTCTTTATGGAAACTTTCATCTGTTCAAACAGCTAACAAAGCAGGACAGAAGTTCATGAACATATCTGTTTCTAACGTTGGTTGGTTGAAAGAATCTGCTTACAATGTTGCAAAAGAGTTTTATGAAAAAACTTTTGCTACTCAAACTAAGTAGTTATATCTCGTACGGGTGCGACATATTCTGTCGCACCCTTGTACGTATGCTATACTCCTTGTGTGAAAGAAAAGGAGTTCATAAACAAAGTGCATAGACACTTATCTAAAGAAGTTTATCGTTGGAAGATAAACGATCCTTACCACGGCGGTGTGCCTGATACTTATTACTCAGGTCCAAATAGTAATTGTTGGATAGAATACAAATACAAACATGCGCTGCCTGCAAAATGCACATCAAAAATAAAAATTAATTTATCAGAACAACAACGCATTTGGTTAACACGTCAAAAAGAACATGGAGTATTTACGTACACAGTTTTTGCATCTCAAGATCTAGTGTACGTAATGGAAGATTTTACAATTAAAGAAATTACTTTAAAAGAATTTAACAAAAAAGCAGTATCTTTTAAAAATTTTATAGAAGCACTTACAAAACATTGTTTAGGAGATAAAAAATGAAAGACATGGTCAACTCACCACCACACTACAACTCTGGAGATATAGAATGCATAGACGCAATTAAAGAAAGTATGACACTCGAAGCATTCAAAGGTTATTTAAAAGGCAACATTCAAAAGTATATTTGGCGATATGAAGCTAAAAAAGGTGTTGAAGACTTAAAAAAAGCCCAATGGTACTTAAATAGACTCATAAAAACCTTAGAAAAAACCAAAGTTACGTAGCACGCACGGAGACGCTCTGTATTGAATTTTAAGTATTTTTGATATCAGCACAAGGACCATGTGCTTAAAATGCGTTAGACGCAATTCTATGAGGTCATTTTCTTTTAAAAGACCTATTTTTTGATCTATGTTGCAAAACTACATTACTTCTTGAATTATTAGCAGGATTTCCATCTACATGATGTACATCTATAACACTTCCTTTTCTAACTCTACCTT